CGTCCCACCCAGGTCATGCTGCTGGGTCCTGGTGAGCTGAGGCTTATCCACTTTGTTCTGCCACTCTTTCTCAGCTTCTTCACGCTGCCAGTGGCATATCTCGTCCAGCTCATCAACGTCATAGATGGAATCAGCGCCGGGGATATGAACCGTCATCTCACGGCCATTCCCCGGCTCATATATCCGGTACCGTTCGCCTGGTAGCCAGACGCCTAATACCATCTAACGTCCACCAGGCCCACCGCGATCCCGCTTTGCTATTTGCTTTGTAACCCTCTTAGGCATAGTGCGACTACGAGTCCGCATCCCGGCAGTTGTGTCTACCTTTCTGCGAGCATCGCGGCTTCTGCCTCTGAGGCCACCAGGCCCAGATGGAGCTTTGGGACCTTCAGTGCGACTACGCGTCCTCAACTCACCAGTAGTTTCCTTAGGTGCAGGACGACCGATACCAAAAGCAGCAGCAATCGTATCTACTTCATTAGCATTTACTAGGCTCCGTAAACGAGCCATAGTCATCTTACTTTCACCTTTGCGTGGAGGCATTAGATACTCCTACTCTAAGTTAGCTTTGATAAGTCCGTATTCACCGTTCACGCCAGCTATCGGTCCCATGTAGCCAACGATAGTGCCTTCACCGTCGTCATCCGAATCCAGTATCTCTACCGACCCATCAGCGCTGTTAGATGCACAAAGAGGGAGGCCAGGGCCTGGAGTCCCTTCGATCAACGCGGTAGTGAACCCTTTAACACAGAGCCATCCGTAAGAGCCTGATGCGATATCGACGCAAGTCCAACCCAGAGGAGCATGGTCGATATCATTGGCGTCTTGTGTTTCAACAGCTTTATAAGGGTTCTCATATAACCCGACTTGCTGTGAAGTGGTGATAGCAGCTACCAGGCCATCTTCTTCATCGAGGGTCACTACGCACCCGGTTGCACTGGATACCAACGTGTTGCCTTTGACCCGATACTGATGACCTTCTTCTTCGACATCGTTGAAGATAAGCCAGCCATCTTTATAGAGGTCTTTGGCGATAGACAAAGAACCACTGAGAGTGACAGTCGTAGCACCAGCAGATCCAGCACTGACTGCTAGGTCAACCTGATGGGCAGCAGTCCCTGCCTTACCCATGACCAACTTCCCGGCAGTGATAGCTTCGCCGGTACTTGCATAGACGAACTCGCGGTCTGCGACTTGCATACGAGTACCCAGCTTATGTTTCTGGGCAGTGGTGGTTAGTTTCTCCCACCCGAATTTCCCGGTGATTGTTTGTGGAAAAGCCATCTCTATTCTCCTTATTCACAGGCTCAAAGTCCTGCGATCCCCGATATTAAGGGCCTCGGGAATCGTTACAGCCCTTATTTGGCCCTAGGCTTGTACTCCGTAGTCCTCACAGCGGTGCAACCCTCTGTGCGGCAAGGAGAGCCCATAGCCCTGTTATATGTGTGCTGATGAGGAGCCACCTGAAGTGGCTCCTCTAGCAACTCTGTAGCAACAGCAACCTGTTGCTGGAGTGCGTCTAACGCTTCCTGGGGAACCTCCGGAGTTTCAGGTGGAACCAATGTCCACCCTCTAGACCGGTAGCGCCTCATGTGGTAAGGATCAGCAGGCAGATTGTGTATGGCTGTCCCATCTGGCTTGTACCAGGTAGCCTTCTCTCGGTTGTTCTGTATGAACGACCAGGAGAAACCCTGTTGGGCCAACCATTGTCGCTCTTCCCGTAGCTCTGGTCCTGTACCTCTCGGCATAAATCCCCCTAGTTATTAAGCGTTGGTGGCCGGGTTGCTGACAACGTATGTGAGCCCAGCACCACGGCTGTCATCGATCTCGAATGCGCTGTAATCACTGGTGATCACCAGCTCTGTGGCGCGTAGAGAAGCGTCACGCTGGCGCTCCCGGTTCATCGCTACGCTGGTCAGAACGCCAATAGCGCCCTTATCAAAGATAGCACCAACCCCGTCTCCAGAGCTGTCCTCTTCAATGTTTCCATCTTCAAAGATGGGAACACCAGAGATCCTCAGCCCGGTCCAGAATGGGCCTAAGCGGTCTTCAGAGTAACCAGTTGGGATAGGACGGATGGTGCCCTGTGCTACGCCAGTCAAGTCCTTATTCAGGTAGAGGATGGCGTTTGGATGGTGAACCATCCGGAGATCCGAACCGTACTTCTCAGACTTAGCTGTACCGATAACACTTGCAGTGTTCTGAAGAGAAAGGTTCTTGGTAGTAGCACCCAATTTGGTTCCGCCGTTCAGAGAGCCAAAGAGGTCGATGATATCTCCGTCCTTCTTCCGGGCCATGGCCTCACCGAGCTGACGCCCGACGATCTGCCAAATCTGTTGAGTGTTCTCACGCAGGAGCTTGTCAGTAATGATGATCTTGGCACCGACTTCACTTGCCTGCACAGAGACCGTGCTCATGCCGATCTCTTCTTCGTCGACCAGGTCCTGGCCTTCCACCAGGGCACCTACGGTCATCTGCCCCACCTTGGGGACGATCAGAGTGTCTGAGCCCTTCTGGAGGGTGAATTTCTCCACCAGTTCCATGCAGGGTGCATTGTGTTCTTCCGTGTACCGAGCCGACGTGATCATCTCGCGGCTGGCATTTTCCAGTGAGCCAGTTGTACTAGTCTGTGGCATCTTATGCCCTCCTAATTGTTAGACGTTAGGCGGTGATACTGGTCCGCCGTGAGATTGACGCGGCCTTCCATGTAATCATCCAGGATCCGTTCCCGGCTCCTGGACGCTCCAGCCGAACTTGCGCCTGAATCATATTCTGCCGGGGCCACACGGCCCTTTGCGACTTGCTCGTACTTCCCTCGCAATTCGCGTATCTCAGCTATCCGACGAGCTTCCCGTTCCATACTTGGGGGATCAGGTAACTTTTCAAGCTCCTCTAAGTCAGTGATACCCAGTTTGTAATGCCGGGCATAATGCCGGGCCGCATTGTATCGACCCTGCTCGAATTGGAGTTGCTGTTGATGCTGAATTTGCAAAGCCTGCTGCTGTTCTGCGTGCTGACGAGCTTCAGATGCCAGCCTTAGCGCCTGATCAGGCATGAAGCCTTCATCGATCAGTCTCTCTTTGTACGCTGATTCAGCCTGGGCAACCTCTTCCTGGTACTGCTTCATCTGGGCCTGTTGATGTTGCTGTTGATACCAGGCTAACTGTTGCTGAGTCTCTACCTGAGCTGTACGAGATACAGACGGCGTAGGAGGAGGAGGAGCTGGTACTGGTGATGGGGGTAGATCCGGTGCTGGTTCCACGACCTCAGGCGGGATATCTACTGGTGCCTCAGGAGTATCTGTAACCTCTTCAGCACCTAGTAAAGGGGCAGCAATATCGTCAAGGTCCAACTGTGCAGTTGGATCTGATGCTGCCTCTATAGCTGCAAGCTCCGTATTGATATCATAGTCAACCGGGAGATCGAGCTCCGCTTGAGTCTCTTCAGGGACTCCAGGTGTAACCATATTTACCCTCCAACAAAATAAAACACCGCTTAAACTGACCTCGTTGGGCACAGTGCAAAGCGGCGTCTCGGCGCACTAACTATATGTCGGCTGGCCCTACTTTACGCCAACCTTCTCTCTCCGGTCAACAACCACTGTCTCATGGCAACGTGGACATTTAGTAATGAACAAGCCCTCAACGTGGTCAGCTAGCTTCTTATTGCACCCTGGACAGCGTACTTCGTTCATGAGCTTATCGAGCTCCTGCAACGATACGCTCGATGTCAACATTCGGTAGCCCTTGGGCTCCCCCTGCTCCCTGGATATCTTCGAGTCTCTGTTCCTGATGCCCCCAGGCTTCATCGTACATATATGGACCAAAGTCGTGCGGCCCACCTTCCACCAGACGGTCGACCGATTCACTGTAGGCTCCTTGCTCTGGCGGGAGCATATAGAAAAGTCGATGACTGATCATCGCTAGATCCTTACGCCCCATCTCGATGAACATCTGCTCACGCATCCTCTGGGAGCGTATTATGCTGTCTTTGCGAGCCCCGCTAACCTGAGACAACACGAACCATGGCACCGGCCTTCGGTTTGTATTGGCGATGACGTGTTTGGCCTGGTCTACTGTCCAACCCCAACCGCCTTGCTCGACTGCAAGGTTAGCTTTAGCCCTGAATAAGCGACTGAAGATCTCGTCACCATTAGGCATCGAGATGCCTTCAGCATCTCGTACCCGTGGGTGACGGAAGAGCTCATAATACTGGGCCATAGCACGCTTCATCGGGTCAGGATCGTTTATATCGTTCTTTCCAAAGTCTTCTTCTTCAGCTGCCTGACCCCGTCTTCCAGAGAACTTATCCTCGACAGACTTCCACTGCATATAAGACAAACCGCTGCGAGGAAGACTCAATAGCTCCTTCCTGCGTTTCATTTCTATGTTGTCAAAGGTAGAAGTGCCGTCATCAACCAGCTCGTTGACCATCCATTTGATCATAGGCGGCTGATCTGCATATACACTTTCTTCACCGCCGGTAATGTATGACACAGCCCGGTCTCGTGGGTTGAAACTGGCACGGGCCCCGAACATCTCCATAACAGCTGATTCCCAGGTCCTGGACTCCAGGAAATGCTGCAAAGCGAACGGCGCCGAGTTCTCCATGTAATGAGTAACGAAATCTAGTGGACCATCCGGATCATCGAATGGCAGGATATCAATATCATCAGTAGCAGCTTCGATGGCAGTACCACCTAGAGTGATACCAGGAGCACCACGACTCATGAAGAAGTAAACAAAAGGATTCTTCATCATGTTCGTACTCATCAAGTCGCTGAATTCTCCCCGTTGACCTGACAACAACCCCATGACCGACCAGGAGAACTGCATCAGAGCTCTCATCTGGCCTCCAACACCTATCCAGTCTCCATTGATCTGATAAGACAGGAATCGCCGGCCATTCAGAGGGTTCATGCCCTGCTTGATCTCGTCCCAGTCTTTACCCATCCCTAACCCTGCAAGGGTGTACAAGCCGAATACACCAGCGATCATGTTTCGGATGGTATTGAAAGATTCAGTCTGACGAGCACTAGCTCTTCCAGTTACTTGTCCAAAACCTCCAGTAAGGAGAACTCCAGGATCAGCGACCATTGCCTGGATCGCATCACTGGTCAGTGCCAGAGTCGAACGCAGCAATCGAGGAGAGAATGCTATCCACATTCCTTCTATCCCTCGCTGGGTTGGGCCTATGCCAAGCCGGCGGCTATCCAAGCCACCAGTCATGTTCCTTATATACGAGAAGAGCTCATTCTTATTGCCTGCCCACTTCTTGTTATTCTTGAGAGCCTTATAGAGCAGTACACGAGAGAATCCTAGACCTGTTTGATAGCTGGTCTGGAACCTACCTAATGTCTGCCGGCCAACACCTCGACTTAGTCTTAGACCCTCACGAGCGTGTTGCAGTGCCGCTCTCTTGGCACTATTCATGTTCTCTGGGCCTTCTGCTTCTATTCTCCGGAGGAATGCATCAAAATCAATGCCCTGTCCTGGAGATAGAGCTGCAAAGAACTCAGGGTCTCCAACCGGAACGCCGTTTAAAGCTAGCTCCCAGTAGTCATCGATGTTATCCCGTACCAACCTAGCTTGCACTGTGGGGTCCCACCAGGCACGGTAATGGTTGAAAGTAGCGTTTACCCACGCATCCGGTCGTCTCCACATCACTGGCAGTAGATGCTGGAACGGCATCGCAAAGTCACCAACAGAAGCAATGAACCGACTGGTGTTAGCCAGAGTATTGAAAGTAGTTGCAGCTACACCAGCGTTATCAGGATCTAGCCCCTTGATGAAAGCTTCAATATGCTGTGCGTCCTCTGTCAGGAAGAACTTAGTCTTGAATCTATTTGGAGTTATCGGGTGAATACCTGCTTTGAGAGTACCGCCCCATAACGGGCTATGGTCATCTGTAAGCTGGATGTATTCTCTATCTCGTGCTCGATTGATAGCTTTTCTGTAGTTCTGCCGGGCCTGATAGAAAGCTATCTTGGCCCGGCTTTCGTCAGCTGTTAGCCTCAAGACTTCGCCGGCCAGGTCAGCGCGTACAGTACCTCTTTCAGCTCGTAAAGCAGCCTGGGCCCGGGATATATCTGCATCCAGTCCCAGGTCGATGTTCATATCAGCGATCAGCTTGCCGATCCGGGTCTGCAGTTCTTCACCGTACTCAGCTCTGACTGCTGCCTTGAGAGCTTTCTGAGCTGCTTGCCATGCTCCGAGTGCGTCAGCGCGTGCAGAAACGATAGCAGGATCTACCAGTTCGCTAACCTTAACTGCAAAACCAAGCTCTTCGATCATCTCTTCCATCTGATGATGACGTACCTCTTTCAGAGCCTGACGAACGTGCAGCTCCAGAACGGCACGAGGGTCCGACAAAAAGTCGATCCCGTGCTTCTCGTATACGTCCTGGGCTGTCATCCATAATCTTTCGTGGTTAGGATTGGAAGGCTTCTCAAAGTTGTAATAGCGTTTGGTCGCTTCGTCGTATTTTCTGACACCCTTACGCGGCATATATACTTCGCTAACTGGTCGTAACCTACGGCGTTCAGTGAGCCCATTTACCTTCCGTATCTTTTCGACTTCAGTGTTAACTATATTGGCGAACTCTGCGATCAAGTGACGCATCTTGCCGTCTAGCCGGTCAGCGTACTTATCAACATGAGCCTTATGGATACCGTTGTAGTTCTCCCAGATATCGTTCCACTGGATACCACTATCTCCCCAGGAACCAGTCTTCCAGTTGATCGGGATGTCCATGATCCCGGTACCTGGCAGCAACTTCCGTAACGGACCAGTGATACGTTTACCAAAGAAGGTCCGTGGAGCACTCCTGGCATAAGCATCCCAGACAGCCTGCATCACCACTTCTAGGTACTGGTCATCCGCTACCTGGGCCATCATATAGGCTATCTTCAGCTTCGCAGCTGGAGTTATAGCGTTGACTGACTTATCTACCCAGTTCATGGGTGTGTACTGGTATATCCACTGGACTACAGGGTTATTCTCGTCAACTATGTCTTCCATAAGGAATTCTCTGATATGCCTGACATTCGGAAGACGAATGAACCCTTGTCCAGGTTCCGAGACGATAGTAGGTATCCTGGGTGGTGGAGGGCTATCAGCGAACCGGCCGATCTCGTCATCAGCCATGGGCCCGGCGCCCTGGTACTGTACCCGCTCTCCATTCTGAGCGGCCCTTTCCATGATCGCATCAAGCTGTCGGTCAAGTTCAGGATCAGAACCAGGCCATCCACCAGAAGGTCTAGCCGTTCGTCCTCCTCCAGCCTGCTCATACATACTGCCCCAACCACCCTGGAATTTGGGGTCAACAGTACCTATCTCGTCATATATCTCGTCTCGTAGACCTCTTACCAGGCCTCTGGCAGCATCACTACCCTCTTCAGCCATCAAGTCAGCAAGTATGCCTAAAGCATTAGCTTCATCTTCCAGGTCCTGGCGAATGATGGAAACAGTCTCTTCCCAGCCTTCTTCCTGGTCTCTGATGACCTGTTCCAGGAGCTGCTTGGTATACCGGTGGTCTCCCAGACGTTGCTGAGCCTCTAATGCCTGCTCAGTGACATTACGACCCATTCCCTGCATCTCAGCTTCAGCTCCACGAGCTATCAGTAAACCACTCCGCTCAGTAGCAGGCACAGCAGTCACAGCACTAGTTTCTGCATAAGCTGCTCTGCGTATTTGTTCAGGCGGTACAGTAGTTATCTGCTGATATGTAACATCCACCATATTGTTCAAAAGAGCTGTTAGTCGCTCAGCCTCTTGAGCTATCTGGGCTCTCATACGAGCAACCGCCCTGGGCGGTTGATTCGCTTCGCCGGCAATACGTTCGAGTAACCGCTTTCTCTTTCTGAGGTCGAGGATCGCTTCGTTGATATCCCGGTGCAGTCTTAGCTGACCAGACTCTCCGGTGTAATCAGCCCGTGCATGGCGTCTACGCCAGCTTCCACCACCACCACCATGCTCACCGAACGGCATGATGTCGCCATTCTCCATCTTAATAGCCATCCGGTTATTGTTGACATCCCAGACGACGCCTCGCATAACTCCCTGCAAACTTTTACCATTACCTAATGCAGTTCCTATTGCCCCCTTACGGCGTTGAATATCGAGGTGGTGTATGCGATATATATCTTCATCGTCAAACTTAGTGATCCAACCAACCACCTCTTCTTGGAAATTGAATTCTTCTAGATTGCCTGCCTGCTGAAAAGCCCGGCGCGACTCCACCATATCAGTCCTGATTTGCCATGCGTGTCGTGTTCTAGAAACTCCGCGTACATCGACTGTTTCCGTTGAAAAGGGTGTAGGCCGGCCATAGTTTACTTCTAGGAAATACTGCGTCCCAGGTTCTCCATTGATACGAGCGAGCTGAGCGAGTCCTTCCATGTCGTCAAATTCCATCTGGCCTTGTTTACGCTGATCGTTGATCTCAATCTTTTTGGCGATCTGATCAGGATCCATCCCCTCAAGACGTGGTTGCTCAACCCCTCTACCAGCAGCACCCATATCCAACGTGCCCTGTGGTGCTTCTTCTCCAATCCCGAATCCTTGCTGCATCGCTGCACCTGGAGCTTGTTCTTCAACAGGTGGCTTTGGAGCAATCTCTGCTTGGGAAGGAGGAGGAATATACTCATCTGGCCCACTTGTCCCCCATGCTGGGATTACCTGACCAGGAGTATCATCTCCACTTAACGCTATCCAAACCCTATGCGGTGCAGTATTTGTTCTAGCTCCGCCTATATGCGTGATGGAGTCAAATCCCCTTGCTATAAGCCAATCATTAACTTCAGCCTTATTACCGAATTGTCCTCTCATTACCTGATATAGATCATGATTTGTTTCTATATCTTTGATATCTAAGTTCGCCCAATCAAAGCCATCCGCCCACGCATCTTCATTTTGACGTATGTAATCCATGATCTCTTTATCAGGAACTGCATCAATATCAAAAAACTTCTCTACGTGAATATCTACAGACCAAACATTAGGCGCTCCACCAGCTTCTAATATTGCTAATTCTTCTTCACTAAGAACTCTGCCAGTTGTAGCATCTATAGCCTGACCACTGTAATTACGCACGGGCCCACGAGTACCTGTAGTAACAGCATACCTAGAAGCGACCGAGGAATTTTCAGTTAAGTAAACTCCAGGACCATATAAAGAATCTATACTCTGGGCACCTTCTGTAAAAGCATCAAAGACCTGGGAAGTACCATGGTAAACACGATGGATTCCTGTAGCAGCAGTGCTAGGTGTAGATGGTATGATGACTGGCTCTGCTGGATGAGGCTGTTCTTCTACTATCCTTACTCGCCGTGGCTTATCTTCAGGAACTACCCTGACTCTAGGAGCTGCTGCTGGAGACGGGGGAGTAGGTGTACTTCGCGAGACACGGTAGACCTCATTGTACATATGACCAAGGCTACGGTCTGCTTTGGCTAAAGGATTTAGACTTAGCGAAAAAGTTTTTTCAGGTAGTCCAGTCTCTTTGCCTAACTGTTCATAGGTAACGAAACCTGAGCGCATTCGGGGGTCTTTCTGTGACCAGGTAACACCAGACGCTAGGTTTCCATGTGTAATAGGATCATCTGTACTTACTTTTAGAACTCTTATTAGATAGCCATAATCTGCTGCCTCTTCAGGTGTCCACCCACCACGTTGCATCCCAGTTCTCATCAGGATGTCCCCGGGAGCTAATGGTGCTCCATTAAAGAGGCCAGTCTCTAGATCTAATATGAGTGGTTCTTCGATAGGAAGCCAGTCCGTAACAGGGCCTGGAGTTTCCCCTGGAGTTGGAGCTGCTGCGGGCGACGGGGCTGCTCCTCCCGGAGGAGTGTAATCTAACCCGTTACGAATAGACTCCAGAAGATTATCAAGCTCTTTCATAACCTGTCTGGTAGGCAAACTATCGATCGGGATCGCTTGTAGACCGTCATCAATCTTCAATACCAACCGAGCAGCTACATCATCTGTGCCAACTAAATCATTGTAGACAGTGCCTAATTGGTCTATCCAAGCTTCCCATGCTTCTCGAACACCAGAATCCATTACACCATCTGGGTCATTGCCCTGGTAC